TTCCGATCTCCGCGCCATTCTTGACGCGGTCACCACGCTTAGGTACTACATGCATTAGTTCACCTTTCGTTGTAGGTATCCGACTCGTGATTCATCTATCACGCATTCGGTTGGGTCTTCATCATGGTCGAACACTGGGTCAGTGCAGATGCCAATCTCTTCGGCAATCTCACGTGCTGCATCCTCATCCTTCGCTCGGATCTCGAACGTAGCGTCTATCGTGTAGGTAATCTGTACCTCATACACCTTCTCGAATACGAGTCGGTTGCTGAAGATACCTGAGAGGATGTCATCTAGTTCATGAAGAACAATCTCGCTGTCTTCATCACAGTCATTCTCTTCAATGTAGTCATTCACTTTAGTGAATAGTCTGCTTACCTTACGGCGGTGTTCATCCACGATACTGCGTTGTGTGGATAGGTCAATCGTTAGTGCTTCAATGCGCTTCTCTAGTGCAACCTTCTGCTCCTCGAGATACACAATCTGTTGCTGATCTGGCGTTACTACTGGTGCTTCTGTTTCCATGGTGTTGCTCCTTTCGGTTGGTTGGTTATCTCTTTGCACATCTAAAGATGTGCTATTTGATGTGGACACAAGCGTTGTGTCACGTCCACATGGGCATGTGAGCTTCGTAATTCCAGAGGGGAATCCAAACCCATCAGATGTAGTTACTTCGAACATGGCATCACACTCGTCTGGATCGCAGATGAATGTGTACTTGGATGTGACTAGTTGCTCGCTCATTCTTCCTCCTCATCTTCGGTCGTGTCCTTCACTAACTTGTTCTCCTTGAGATACTCAAGGACTAGTTCATCCGTAGTTTCGTAGTCGATACCGAAGAAGTGATCGCCCATGTCTACGTGCCAGTGGTCCTTGACCATGCGGTCGAAGGCTTCTTCACGTGTAGATGTGAGCACTAAGTCCCAGTCATCTGGTCGTGTGTAGTAAGACTCGAGACTCTGCCAGATAGCAAGGTCTCGCATGCCACTGCGGTGCATGGCATCTGAGTAATGGCTAAGTAGATTCTCTACTTGGCTGATGCGGAATGATGCTTCCATTTGTTCCTCATTTCTTGGTTGCGCTGAATCGTATGTCGGACTTTCCGTATACGCATAGCCCGCAGCTAACGCAGGCTGAGCCACTCGTTGAGATGAGTGGGATTTGCTTGGTAAGTGCAGGACATTTCGCACCTACCTTGCCAGTGATACGCACCATTTCATCCTCCGCATCTTGGAATGTGGTGGATAGGTACGCTAGTTTCGTATCTGTTTCGTTGCGAACTTGTTCGGCAATGTGTTTGTTCTCGTCGTCTGTGCTGTAGTACAGCGAGAGATTGTCAAGTCCCGATAGGGAATAAGCAGCAGACTTGACACGTGTATAGCACCAGAACTGTATGTCTGGGTGCATCATGATTACTTTCTGCCATGCATACTCGTAAGTTGTGTTGAAGAAGTCGCCGTCCCAGTGGATGCGGAATAACTTCGGGGCATTCCGTCTCTCACAATCCTTGATGAAATCAAGGATCATGTCATCAAGTAAGTCAACCATTTGGTTGACGTCAGCGTCCTTCAATAGTTGCCAGTTGTGAAGGAGAACTTCCCTCACTCCCTTGTATACACGCTCGAGCTTGCCTGCATAACACACTTTCTCACAGATGCTGGTTGCATTTGGACATGAGTATGCCTTGCCTGCTGGTAAGCCGAAGGTGTTAGCGATTGCAGATGTCTTGCCACTTGGCGAGACTAGGTTGGTAACCTTGCGGTCATTGCTTCTGATTAGCGATAGCATGTTTCTCCTTTCGGTTTTGGTTGAGCCATTATTCAAGAGCATAGATTCTCTATGCTATAAAGAACACACGTCACTCGTGATCGTATGTACACCATGGTTCGAGGTGATGTGATTCCACTATCGTGTAGGCGGGAGCCGTAGGATAGCCCCGCCACTTCACTCCCTCTGGTAGTTGGATACTCTTATGAGTATCACCCTCCGATACTGCATAGATTGCCTCGACGCATGGCTCTACCATGGTCAGTGGCACAGGCGGATAGTGATTACCTGTCAGGTGGTATCCGATTGACTGGCGAATGTCAATGACATTCTCCGCTAAGTCTTGCGCTGTATTGCTACCCATTTACTGTCTCCTTTGCTAGATGTTTGTGTGTCTCACACTCTTTGAGTGTGTCTTCGTCAATGAACGAGCCGTAGTTGCACTGTGTGCAGAGATAGTTCTCACAGGTTTCGCACATTTCCATTTGGTCTAGTGCTCCGCACTGTCTGCACTTGTCGTTGTATTCTTCGGTGGTTTCTTCGCAACCATTGTTATAGACAATGGTTCCACCCCATCCACCCTCTTCCTCGAACTCGAGCTCGAGCGTGGCTGTTGGATACTGGCGTGAGAGTTCAAGCATTGCATCATTCGGTATGCCCCACGCTGTATCGAAGTTGTAGAAGGTATCGCTATCACCTTCGGTGAAGTCATCCTTCTCGTACGCATCTCTTGCTTCCCACTTCACACCCCAGTTGCGGATGTTCCAGTTGTACCAGTGATCGCGCCCGCTCTGGTCGTGTGTCTCTGGGTTGTCATGGTATGCATCAAGGTCAGTAGGCTTGATGATGTTCCAGAATGAGAATGGTTGTTCAACCATTTCCTTGACTCGCTCATTGGTACGCCAGTCAAGATGCTGTGATTCATAGGGCGCAGATACCTGCGCCCTAATCTGTGCTAGAACTTGAGGCTCTGCCTCAATAGATAGCGAATTGAATACCCAGTTAGGCATTTGTGTACTCCTCCTTTGCTTGTCCGTATTTGATGTGAGTGTCGAATGGCACTCCGTTCACTGTCTTGTTGACGAAGTCAACTTCTACTACCTCGTCCCAGAAATCGAGCGTGTCTTCTGTTACGTACAGCCCGAACCCTGTCTCTGAGTTCCATTGGTCACCGATTAGTTGTGAAACAACTATGCGAGTACCATAAGTAGGGTCATCCCAGCGTGGTCGTGCCTTGTCTAGTGCATAGGCAAGGTCAACCTCCCATGAGTCTGCGCCCCAGTGTGAGTAAAGCGTTAGGTTCTTACCTGATTCGTCTTGCTTGAAGACGAAGTTGACACGTGCTCCCATTAGATTTCTCCCATCTCTTGTAGTTTGTCAATGGCTTTTGCCATTGCATCTTGCCATGATGTGCCACTTACCTCGAAGTCCACGCCTGAATCCAAGCGCAATCCTTCTACGCCTACGAAGTAGGTTGTTCCTCGAGGCGCGTTCTCATCTTCTTGCCAGTTTAGTTTGAACTTATAGTTCATGTTATTCCTCCTCGTCACAATCGCTGCCGAACATCTTTTGCCAGCAGGTATCACATGTTCCTGAGATAAGCAATTCTCTGTCTCCGACAGAGAGGTCAGGGAAGATGTCTTGCACATACATACGCTCAGAACGTGGCTTTGCGTACTCCAACATTTGCTCGACTGTTGTGTCAATCCATTTGGACTCACCGCATAGTCGGCATTGAACATCAAGTGCTAGTGTTTGCATGGTGTTGCTCCTTTCGATTGGTGGAGAGGGGACAGCGATTTGCCGTCCCCCCTTTATAAGCACATCTAAAGATGTGCTATCTTTGACGTGCGAGCCATTGCGTTACGGCACGACGTGCGACGAATAGACCAAGCGTGAATCCGCTTGTGAATAGTGCGATTGCTACTGCTACATAGTCTCCCCAATACATCAGGCGCGACCTCCTTTCAGTGTGAGATAGGCGTTTGGCTCTACCTTTTGGATTTCATCCAAGATTGTGGTAAAGTTCGGGTATGCCTTGAAGGAATCAAGGATTGCCACAATCTTCTTCGAAGATTTGGCTGTGTTGGTGGTGATTCGCACCTTTGCGAAGATGCGCTTGTCATCTGGCTTCGACACATGAACGACTCCGTTCTTTACGACGGCGGTCAGTGTCTTGGTTTCAACTGTTCTCATTGGTAAATCCTTTCGTTCAACTGCCGAACCGATTTGATTCGACCCCCTTTATCAAGCAAAGCTTTGCTTTGCTATCAAGAAAAGACATGCACATACACACGAGATCGCATCTAGAACCTTTCACTTAGCCTCACGCTATGAGCGCGAACAGGGGCATGCGCCTGCATCACGGCGCATCTACACATCACATGACATCACGCATGACATGACCCAACACACCGAGGATTTACGCTCAGTGTTTGACATTCGGCTCGAGGTATGAGAGAATGTTTGTCGTTGGGAGGTGGTCTTCCAACACAATCAACGAAAGGCACACAGCATGAACACAATCACAGCATGGACACATGACGACCTACTCACAGACCTCAAGGCGGAGGTGCTGGAGGTACGCAAGGAGTACGGAGTTCCAAGCCTGAATCACATCCCTGATTTCGAATTGGTTACACTCGCGTATGCACAGTTAGGCGACCTTGTTCACATAGGCAAGGGGCGCGTAGGTATCGTGTACGACATAGCAGAGGTGCGTAATGCAAGGGAGTTACGCATAGTCGGCGATAACTTCCGCGTAATCATGAAGCGAGTTTCGCTATAAGATAGTTAGGCAAGCCCCCCGCCCGCGTAGCACAGGGTAGGGGGTTTTGTCAAATCTGAGCGTGTTTTTCTGGGGGGCAAGGGGCAACCTTTGCCCCCTTTTTTTGTGTGTGCGCCCATGCCGACCCCCCGCATGTTTAGCACCGCCCCCCCTCCACCCCCCACTATCAGCTAAATAATTTTCACCAGAAAACCAGGCTGACCAGGACTTTTACCAATAAATAAAAAATAATTACCAAAAGGTCTTGAAACACGCCGACGCTCTAGACCCCTATATAAGTATAAGGCGAAATACTTATTGAGCCTTCTAAGGCAGGCTTAATGCCTGCCTGATGGTTTATATATGCATGAGTGGGGATACTTCTGCCCAGACCCCTCTGTACTACTACAGACACTGGAGTCCATATTGGAAAGAAATTTATCACCAGAAGAAGCCCGCAAAGAACTGATCGACTTGGTACGCCAAGGGCGCACCATTGCCGATGCCCTAAAGGTTATTGGTCGTAGTCGTTCTTGGTATGACACCCAACGCCGAGAAGCCGAGGGCTTCTCAGCTTATGTAGATAATGCTCGGTTTAGAACGTCAGACCTCGCTGATAACGCTCGGTCTGAACTATCTGGGTTTGCGGAGTTTTCTGAAAATTACTTGGGAACCAAGGTTCCACCCCACATGATGAATGTAGTAGACATGCTGGAAGGCAATGATCCTTCTTGGTTACATGACAGCATGGTCTACGAAAAAGGGTCGGCGGGACTTTCCCGCCTCTTGGTAAACGTACCCCCTAACCACGCCAAGACGATGACAATCACGATTAACTACGTGACCTACCGTCTGGTTAAGAATCCTAATATTTCCATTATGGTTATCTCCAAAACCCAAGAGCAGGCAAAGAAGTTTTTATATGCGATCAAGCAACGCTTGACGCATCCAAGGTACGCTGACCTGCAGGCAGCTTTTGGTCCAGTCGATGGATACAAAGCTACCGCAGATCAGTGGTCAGCAACCAAGATCTATCTTGGTGGCGACATCCGCGATAACGATGCTAAAGACCCTTCGGTCGAAGCTATCGGTATGGGCGGGCAGGTTTACGGAAACCGTGCAGACTTAATCGTCCTAGACGACGTGGTCACTCTGAGTAACGCTTCAGAGTGGGCTAAGCAACAGGAGTGGATCAGGCAGGAAGTCGCCTCTCGTCTCCCACCTGGCGGTGGTCAACTGTTAGTAGTTGGCACACGAGTCTCAGCGGTTGACTTATATAAAGAGCTCCGCAACCCACAGCATTACACCGACGGCATATTGCCTTGGTCATATTTGTCCATGCCTGCAGTCTTAGAATATGCAGACAAGCCTGAAGACTGGAAATGTCTTTGGGAAAAGACCGAACAACCTCTTACGGATACTGACGTACCCGACGAGAATGGAATGTTTGATCGATGGACAGGACCGCGTCTAACGGCGGTCCGTAACGAGGCAGGACCATCTAAGTGGTCGCTGGTATACCAGAACCTCGATATTGCGGAGAATGCAATCTTCGACCCGATGTGCGTCAGAGGCGCAGTAAACGGAATGAGAAAGTCGGGGGCTTTGGTTGCAGGCGCAGCAGGACATCCTAATAACTGTGAGAACTTCTACAGAGTTATAGGTATCGACCCAGCAATGTCTGGTGATACCGCTGCTATCGCCTATGCAGTTGACCGCAGGTCACATAAACGCTACGTCATGGATGTTCACATCATGACAGCTCCTACACCTGCAGCAATTCGTTCTCTTATTATGAATGGACCGATGCGTATAAACCGCATACGGTCATTGTGGAATCAAATGCTTTTCAGCTTTTCCTTACACAAGACGAAGAGATTCGTAACTTCCTGTCTACACGTGGAGTCGCATACCGACCACACTACACAGGAAACAATAAGCAAGATCCAGAGTTTGGCGTAGCCTCTCTGGCTCCACTGTTCGGAACCGTCACTAAGCGAGACGGAGTCATGAACAACTTCAAGCATGCTGATGACAACTTAATTGAGTTACCAGACAGCTCGAAGAATGAACACGTTAAAAAGCTAATCGAACAACTTGTAACCTGGCAACCAGGAGTTCAAGGCAAGAAGCTCAAGATGGACGCCGTAATGGCGTTATGGTTCTGTGAGATCGTAGCCCGAGAAACTTTATTAACCTCGACTAACGTACCTAACTTTCTAAATAATCAATTCACACCTCGTGGAGAGATCGAGTCAAGGTACATCATCAACTTAGATGACCTCGCTGCACAACAGCGAGCCGTGAGATTGTGACATTATGAAAGAACTTGTAAATGCATTCGAGCAACTAAAAGCTCGAAACTCCGAGCGCGATAAGCGCATGCGCGAGGTTGCTTTGGTTAGAGCGGGTAATGCCGATCAAGTCTTCCATGGGCTATTTCCAGAAGGCGTGTGGTCACGTCCTATTATCGCTAACCTCATTGATGTCGTTGCGCGAGATGTTGCTGAACAAGTCGGTGTTCTTCCTACCATTACTGCTGCTGGTGATTCTTCTCTAGATGATAACCAGCGTTCCAAGGCTGACAAGCGTACCAAGATTGCAAACTATTATGTTGCATCATCTCGGCTTGGAACGGAACTACTGCGTGGCGCAGATCAGTTAGCAACCTATGGCTTTGTTCCTTTGCGAGTTGAACCAAACTTTAAGGACAAGCGACCACACATCCATGTGGAAAATTCAATGGGTGCTTATTACGATATGGATCGCTTCGGTGTTGTAAACACCTACGCTCGTCTATATCACCGCAAAGCTGGAGACCTAGCTGCTCACTTCCCAGAGCATGCTGATGCAATTCTCCAATCAAATACTTATACACGTGGCGATGGCAACAGTTTATTGCAGGTCGTACGTTGGACAGATAAAGAGAAGACAGTTCTTTTCTTGCCAGATCGGGGAGGTTTAATACTTGCAACAACACCGAACAAGACAGGTATCGTCCCAATTGCGATTGCTCAACGCCCTTCTTTGGATGGCGAGACCAGGGGTCAGTTCGACGATGTCCTACCTGTTTACGCTGCCAAAGCGCGACTTGCTCTCCTCACTATGGAGGCTGTTCAGAAGTCTGTTGAAGCTCCTCTTGCTCTTCCCAATGATGTTACTTCTCTATCCATTGGTCCTGATTCAGTCATCCGTTCTAACTCCCCTGAAAAGATTCGTCGTGTCAACCTTGACGTACCTCAGTTCGCGTTTGCGGAGAACAATGTTCTAGCAGATGAAATGAAGTTGGGAACACGTTTCCCTCAAGCACGTGCAGGACAAGCAGAAGGTTCAGTAGTTACTGGTCAAGGCGTAAAGGCTTTGATGGCAGGCTACGACTCACAGGTAAAGATTTACCAATCAATTCTTGGTGAGGCAATCGGTCAAGCAATCTCATTTGCATTCGCAACTGATGAAGCATACTTCCCAGAGATTACTCGTGAAGTATCTGCAACTGCTAACGGAGTTCCTTACAAGTTAAAGTACAAGCCATCTTCCGACATTAACGGAAATTATGGCGTGACCGTTGAGTACGGTCTCATGGCAGGTTT